CGGGCTTCGAGCGTTTGCATGTCGACCTCGTGTTCAAAAGAAACATGGTCTGCCAGAGCCTCAGCCGCCGCGAGCCGATTTTCCATGCACTGGCAATTTTTACACGCCTCTCCGCAGACTGGGCAATGATGTACCAGTCTCGCTAACTGGTCACGTTCGGCCTCAGCCGCTGCGAGCCGCTGCTGGCACGATTGCCACATCGATTGGTAATAAGCCGCTCGGTTTGTTCTGTCACTCACCGCACACCTCCTTCATTCTTTATTTCCCTCTTTCTTCTTTACTTCCCATTCAAAAGATTGTCCTGGCAATTTAGAATACCACTGTCCACTACCTCGCTCTTTAGGATTACGTGCTCGCATAATGTTACACTTCTTACGGGCATGTTGATAGGAAGTGGGAGAGATACCACTTAATCTACAAACCTCTGATTGTAATTCTACAGATAGCATCGGTCCCATCTTCTTCAGAGTCTCTGAGATTTGTAAGGTAGCTTTCTCAATCTTATTAACCTTTTGCTTAGTCTTATCTATATCTGAAATATCATCAGCAGAAAATGCTACCTCTTCCAACCAAGTAATCTTACCAATTGGGCCATACTTAGTATCTACCGATTCAATCGCATAGCTCAGACTCTTAGGTTTGCGTTCCAAATTACTCTTAATACATGCTAAAACGTTTACATCATCATCAGTTGGATGTTTGCCCACAATCAGATTACAACGACTGGCGGCTGTAAATGCAATGGAACCACCACCCCGAAAGATCGCCGCATCTCCCTGTCGTTTATTCAGGTGCCGTAAACAGATAATAGAAATGTCTGTATGTTCCGCAAACTCTTTTAATCTATTCAATACTTCTCGTGCTGATTGATCTGAATGAGTATCTATGTCTCTCCCGATATAACTCATAATCGGATCTATCACTACCAAAGCTATATCTAACTCAAAGCATTCCTGCTCAAACCTTTCTATATCTTTGGGAAATGATAATGGTTTGCCATGAGACTTCATAAAGAAAACCTTATTCATGTTTGCTTGGCACACTTGCAAACGTGGCTTTACTGTTTTCTCTATGGTATCCTCAGCACACAACAGCATGACATTCTGACCCTTGACTACAGGGGTGCCCATCTCAATGGGCGGCATGGCATATCCGCGACTCACCCGAGATGCGAGGTCCGCAATCATCTGTGATTTGCCCAAGCCCGGATTGCCATCAATCAGAGTAATCTCCCCCTTGGGCACATAAAGATGCCAGAGCCATTCCACGGGCACGATTTGTACATCGGTGGCACAGACTATTTCGAGATTGATAATGCCATTAGTATCAACTGGTTTAGCTTTAGCCAAACAATCAAAAAAGGCATTAATTCCGAATTTTACAATGTAATCATCCACCCCATATTTTTGGGTAGGATCTGTAATCGGAATATCTATTGTCCTGACATCAGCTCCATGATTGCGAAGTACCTTTCCTAATCGTTTACGTGCATCCGAAACGTTTTGATTCCAATGTACATCATTATCGAAGCATAGGAATACGATGCGATTTGTCCAGTGTATTTGCTCCAACCACAATACTAACTTTTCTTGCTGCTTTTCCTTCCACCCATACACTCCCGTCAAACCAATCACAAAAGCATCTATGTCGTTATCTTCCAACTCTTGCCATAACTTCAGTGCTTTCTTTTCCCCTTCGACGATAAAGATTTCTTTATCGCAATCATGCTTTAAAATCTCATCAAAGGTTTTAGGTGGAAAATAGGGATGTTGAATACTGCCCAAGGGAGATTCATATTTAATTATCTTATCAGTAGTTCCCTTTCTGATTCTAGGATTTAGTAATTTCAAACGGCAGAATCCATCATACCCAAATGGAATTATTAAAGCGTAGGAACCATTTACAGAATTAGGATTACTGTAATTTAACAATTCACAAATAACACTACCATCTGTTTCTGTATATAACTTAGCTGCTTCGATAGTGTTATCTGATAACCCGGATGCTTTAAGCTCTACCAAGTGTTCTTTACTTAGCTTTAGCTTTGTCATTATCAGATTCTATCCTTAATGTATATCCATTCGTTACTACATTTATTCCTTGCACTAATATGCCTTCCAATACCTTTATATCTAAATCAAATTCTGGAATTTCTAGATGATAGATCCAATTAGTTCCATCATGTTCATATCCAAAGATTTTGCATTTTTGTAATTCTCCATTTACCTTAATAATAATAAATTGATTTAAACTATATCTCACCGCACACCTCCTTCGCTTAATATGAATAATGATAGTGGAAACTACCATCATCGCTAAACCGATAACTCGAATAAGATGATCCAACATAGAATGGAATGTAAATATAGATATACTTTCCATATTCTATTCTATCTCTTCTGTTCTGTGCCTTTTCCATAGCAATCTCTAATCGTAAAGATTGGGCAAACTCTCGTTTCTGTTCTCGTTTTTCTTTGGCAATATCTTGCTTAATGAATTTATCCCCACCCTCCGCAAAAACATTATTTACACAACATACCACAATTAAGAAAATTAGAGTCTTCATCACTCACCCTCCATTATCTGATTTGCATACTCTACTAAATCAGGATGCTCATCGCACCAGTCCTGTTGGAGGAACCAGCGAAAGTAACTATCTGGCACATCCCCTAAGCGTTTCCCCGCATGTTTACCCCATAGCATTTTACAATCATCATCTAGTTTCATTCTGTATACCCATAAAATTTATAGTAAACGATCCCATTTTTAATACAGAAACGATTATACTGAACTCTCAAAAATATTTTCGGGGCACAAAGTCCAGTGTAAAACTTAATTGGTATTGGGTTAGTGAATCGTAAAGAGGTAGCAACATAGTCATCTCTTGCTAAAGAAAAACGTTGCCCATCCAAAGCCCCTCCTAACAATTCAATATCCATTTTAGAGATTATCCTTTTCTTCCTTCCATGCTTCAAACATATGTGCAAATTCCGCATAACTAACAACATCAGATTTGCCACAAATTTTCTTAAGCATTTCCACCATAATGGTTTCACTACTACATAAGCAATTTCGGATTGCCTGTTCTTTAGCTGACAATTCTTTACCATAGTTTTCTACATCCTCAAGACCTTGACTGAAATCTACATACTTATCATTCATGATACTAACTTTTCTTTCTCTAGCCAATTCTTAGTACACAACTCAAACTCTACAGTTAACCGAACTTTATCAAACTTCCCTTCAGTGTCCTCCATAATAGATTTAATACATGCTGCTAACTTTTTGGGTGCTGTTACATCCGTACATTCAAACATCAATTCATCATGAATCTGAAGCAACATATTTATTTGAAAATGTACATTCAAACTATTATATGTTGTCAACCAATCTGCCAATCTCAGCATAGCCCGTTTGATAAATCTTTGGGCAGTAGATTGGATAATGTAATTCACTCCCTTATATGAAAAATCGTAAGGTACATAAATAATCTGTCCATATCGATTTTTAATGAATCCTGTTCGTTCAACTTTCTTACCCACCTTTTTCATAGATTCAGAAACACCGGGAAATGTTTCGTCAAATGCCACTACAATATCTGCCGCTCCATCCCGATCTACATCTACGTGAGATTCTTCCATAATCATCTCAATTAGATGTTCTAATCCTAACCCATAAATCTTACCTAAGAAAATATTCTTAGCAACTTGTCTACCCACATCTACTTTAGTATTCTGAAGAATTGAATTTTGCAAAGCAGTGTACACATCTTCACCATTCGTAAACGCTGCTATCATAGTTTCTTCTTCAAACTCATCTGCATAAATACGGGCCTCAATCTGTGAGTAGTCCGCGAGCAGCCAATAACAGCCCTCCCGGGGCACCAAACAACGTCGTACATCAAGCATAATCGACCCTGGTTTGGCTCGTTTAGGCATGGTGAGAAAGCGGCCGCTGTAACGTCCCGTGAGCGTACCGAATTGATTCAGGTCGGGATGAATCACCCACTCCGTATCGTGATTGCTGGCCATGTAATCGAAGTAGGTGGCCTTGGCTTTGCGAGCAGCCACATGGTCAATGATGGCTCTGGCCCCTGGTTCGGTCTTGGCATGATATTCTAAGAAAGTTTCATCTATGGATGGTGCTGATGTTTTCTTAGAATGGTTTAGCGGAACCAATCTCTTATAATCAATAAAGTAGCGGCGTTTATCATTAACAGAATTAGGATTGAAACCATACCAAAATGTCTTGTTAATTTTAAATCTTGTGGTGGCTTGTAATTGCTTGGCTTTAATCATTCCTCGCTTTACAGCCTCTTCATCTAGTTGTATGCCTCTGCTAACCATTTCATAAGTGGTATTCAGCAAGAGTTCATTTTCTTCCTCATAGATATCATACAACTTCTTTTCTCTTAATTGTTCTTCAAAAAAGATCCAAGTTGTAATTGTGCGTACTGCATCTAATGTGCCATACTTACCCACTGCATTATGCATTTCATTTGCCGTTTGCTTAGCTTCATCATCAAGCGTCTTTTTCTTTGTCCAAGATGCACTCTCATAAGTTTTTAGCAAATGCAATCCACATGACATAATATTAGCAGCATGTTGAATTAGCCAATAATCTTGTGCTAGTTCTGCTCCCAATCCATAATGCAAATCTTTAGCTCTAGCTCTAAGAGTTTGCACATATTTCTTTAGTCTACTCTCGTCCTCATCAGATATGTCAAAGAAATGTTTACAAAGTGGTTTCAATTTCCAGTACATGCGATCTACCCCACAGATTCGCACAGCTAAAGAAGACTCATGAATATTACCAGCTACATTGATTCCAGCAAATTCCAGCATTCGTAAATCGAATTGGGCATTGAAGAAGACCTTTTCGATATGTTTATTTTCCAGAATGGTTTTAACTGTTGCATAATCTGGAGTATTATAATTAACTTCCCGAGTTACAGCATTCACGGGAAATTCAAACCATGCTGTGCGGTCGTTCGCATCAGCCATTGAAACCCCGAAAGCCCGATCACCTGTCCAGGGATTTAAGCCCGTCGTTTCCGTATCCACAGCGATAATATCACTATGTCGAAACATGTTGTGCCCTAACATTCAGGAGTATTGTAAGTGTCTCTAAGACATTCACAATGAATACCAGTAACGTATAAGCTTCTTCCATTACAATGTACACAATTAATGATTCTCATAAAAGCTGGTAAATCATTAAGGTACAGCTTTATAATATTCTCCCGGCAAACCTCAGTAGTCATATCATACATGTATTTAAATATTACATAGGCATATGCATTAGGATTTTGCCTAATACCCTTTCTCACAGTATCCAACTCTTCAATCAATTCCTGTTGACACTTAGGACAGATTGAATTGGTGTACTTAACTTCAAGTTGTTTCTCTTCATCATGCTCAAACGAATACGTATGTTCACATCCGCGAAATGACATAATTGTGCTCCAAAAAAAAGGGGCCTTCCTTGGCCCCTGTTATGCTTCCATGCTAGGGGTGTAAGTAAAACTAGCCTTCCAATAGGAAAACATTCTCCAATGGTACAATTACTCGCTTATTACCAATTTGTACTTTGACGGTGCTTGCAGCTTCGTCGATTGAAATAACGGTGGCAGCAACGTCCTTTCCTTTGTAGGAGACTTCGACAATGTCTTCAATTTCAAGCTCTCGTTCAGATGATTCCTCTGTTTCCTCAACCTCTTCTGTTTCTTCTTCTGTTCCTTCTCCGTCTTCATCATCTGACTCAATTTCTTCTTTTGGTTCTGGTTCAGGGGCTTTCTTTTTCTTTGCATCTTTAGCAGTGTCCTTTTTTGCTGATGCTGGTTTAGAAACAGGCTTCTTTACTTCCTCGACTTCCTCGACTACTTCAGCTTCCTCATCATCCATTTCCAAAACGTCATTAAGAAAGACATTTTGCCACTGGTCCGTATCATCCATACTTACGGCAATCTTGCAAATTGGATTCAATCCCAACAACTGAATAAACAAAGCATTTGTTGCGTCTGGATCATCCAATAGATCATTTACGTCATCATATCCAAATCGGCCAAAATCTCGCTTAATATAGGATGGTCCTTCGTCCGTATCCAAGTTAAAACGAGTTTCCACCAATTGCCCCACGGCAGACTCTTGCGGTTTCTTATCGGCATCCGTAATCTCATAAGTAAATCGAATGATAGGATGCTTACCAAATTCCGCAAACTCCAATCCCACTACCTTAGCCGTGTAATTGCCATCTGCTACTTTTCGATTGGCGACGCTGTTGCTTTCAGCCGGTTCGGCCTTGGCAAACTTAGCACGGGCATTACGTAACTTAGCTTTCAATTGTGCAGAAATCTGATTCGTCATTTCATTTGCTCCAAACTTTAAAATTGAAACTAGAAACTAAACATTAATCTTCTTCAAACCACTTTCGTTAATCCACTGTTCACGTTGACAACCCTGTCCATCACAGTATCGCACCTGAAAGGTAGATTCAGAGAAAGTAAATTCTGCTCTACCAATTACTATCCCACATTCTCCCGATTCAGATAATTCAACACGTTCTTCAAGTTCAAACTTCATTTCTTTTTCCCCATCATAATTTTCTTAACTGTAGGTTGAACTAATTGATTCTCAAACGCTGCTATGAAATTCTTATAAGCTTCCTCCTTATTTTTTCCCATTGGAATAGCTTGTATTGTCTGTCCATTAGTATACTTAAACCGATGATCTATTCTGCATTTTGCCATCAAACCCGGTTTAGGCTGAATAACTAACTCTCGTTCTCCTTTTCCATTCATCGTATAGAAACCAATAATATCCACTGCTCCAGATACAAAATTCAGTGCTCTAGCGGAAAGATTAGGATGTACATCTTCGACTGTAGATCCCTCTTCAATTGTCCTTTCCCCAAAAATAGAATTACTAACCAAGACTAATCCTTGTTGATCCATCCCCATTAACTTACTAACAACTCGTGCAAACTCCTTTCTAATAAAGAACCAGGATTTACCATAGTCATCTTTACCTGATGCTGTTTTACCAGGGTAATCAATATTCAATTCTTTTAATACGTGCTCAAAACACATATCATAGAGTACCTCGACTAAATCTATGGTAGCAGTCTTAAACCTAGATTCTTTAAATTGATCTACCAAATCGGCAAACTGTTCCCAACTCTGGAGCACCACATACTTAGCCCGCAGAGCCTTGGCTTGCCCTCCCGCACAGAATAGGTGGGATTGCGGGAACATGGCGGATAGACTCGTTTTACCGATCCCGGCTTGCCCGTGCAACCAGATGGTGTAGGCATTGAGTGTATCGGCTGGCTCGATATCATCTATACAAAGTTGATATTTAGAGTATAAACCCTTCTTAACCTGATGCGTACCGGGTTTAATTTGATAAGTGCGTTTAGGGATCTTCATACTACGTTTGCTTTCTGGATAAAGAAAATTTTCCATCTCTATCCATAATTCGTGTAATGGTGTGCGAGAAACTAAACGATGCTTAATCATATGATTCATATGATTCATCTAATCTATATGCATCCATGTTTAAGGTAGTTATCCAAATTTCATAGCATTCAACTAACCAAACTAAACTATGAGTCGACCACCATGTAGGACAATAATATAAAATTTCGTATGTTTTAATTAAAAGCACCATTATCATCTATCCTCCATCCCAACTTCTATCTTCCTTTTCCTCTTCCAAATCTTCTATATAAGAACCCTCATCACCATCCCAACTTCTATCTTCCTTTTCCTCTTCCCAATCTTCTATATAAGAACCCTCATCACCATCCAAACTAGCTTCAATCCTCTCAATTCGTAATTCAATATCTTTCAGCAAATCAAAAATATCTTGCAGAGTTATCATCAGAATTTCCCCTGTAGATAAAACCCCATACCCAATGCATCCCAATCATGTTCCCCTCGTGACAACATGGCAACATCCCAATCCCGTTTATACTCTTTTAAGATAATATCCCGTAATCGTTTATTAACTTTTTGTTTTGGTAGTTGTCCTTTCCAGTCGAGTATCTTCACATCCTTAAATTCTGTTGAAAACTCTTGGCACAGACTGAAGAGGATTCCCCGAAACATTTCCAACTGCAAAACATGGCCCTTGATCGCTCCAGCCATCCCCCTAGCTGATGTCCAAATCTGGGGTTTCTCGCAGTAGCAATATGTAATGGGGTCTTCCTCAAACCAGGGTCTTAACATTTGAACTATGGCATTCATAGCTTGCATCGGTTCCGTTCGTTTCCGTTCATGCTCTTTCAAATCGACATTGACCGCCAATTCTGGTAATGCTAATCTCTCGGAATACCATTCCTTTTCATCCCACAAACAAGCCCCCATCGTGAAGACACCCGGATCTACTGTCAAAATCTTATTCATGCTTTCACCTTGGCTCTTAAACGTTGCAAAAAGAAACGAGCATTGTTATGCTTATCATTTAACAATTCATAGACTTTTTCCTCAATGGTATCTTTGCTAATGATATCTATAAATAGTGTGGGGATTTTCTTAAATGGATGTTTCATTCTAGCCATGATTTGAGCACGTATTTCATACTGCCAATAATTGGAACACATGATAGCAGTATTGACACATGATAAATCTAACCCTCGACAAGCACATTTAGTTTGAATAACTAAATAATGAAAAGCACCTTTACGAAACGAATCTAACAATACCTCTCTAGCTTCAAATTCTGTCTCTCCGGTAATGCAAGCACACTGTAACGCTTTCGCAATAGCAAATGATTCTTTAATCCAACGACTAAAGATAACTACCTGTTGCCCCCTTAACTCTCCGTTTAATAACTCTTGAATAACTTTAACCTTAAAACAGCAAGAGGGTTTATCAACATCTTTGGGATAAATCCCACAAGCTAATTGAGCTAACCAAGCATCTTTGACTACTCCCCATTTCGTCGTAGCTTGATCTAACTTCCATGCTTGCTGAATTTCTTTATAGTCGTTTTGTATCCATTTGGGCAATTCTACAAGATGCACTCGCCTAATTTGATTCACATACATACCTACATCTTGGGCAGATAATACAAAACTATCTTCCTTCAATTCATCTCGCAATAATCGCTGTACACCCTTTTTTAATCGCCAACCAAATTTTGCAGGAAACATATATCTCGCTCGCCATTTGTAAAAATTGTCTTGCTCCATAAATTCCCCATTGCACCACAACATTTGCGTTACAACGTCTTCCGTTGTTTCTGCAATGGGTGTACCTGTCATGACCATCCGATGATAAAACAGTTTTTTATGTTTCATCATTAGCTTAGAAATCTTAGACTTCGGATTCTTAATGAATACCGATTCATCGAGTAAACAGTTATTGAAATCATACTCGAAGAAATCTTTTCCCCATGCTGTAATGCCTTCTGGATTTATCAATACTAAATCTACCAATTCATAGAAAATATCAAGTCGCTTATGTTTCTCTTTTGTGCTTACCAATAACGCAATTGCCTTAACTCCCTCACTCTTAAATAATTTCAGCCAATCAAACCAAGTGCTTAAGGGTGCCACAAGCAACGTCTTGCCACCCCATGTTTTGATCTTTTGCAAAGCTACTAATGATTTGCCTGTCCGCATTTCCATAAAGCAAGGAAAGTTACTTCTATTAGCAGACCATTGCAAAGCTTTGACTTGGTGTTTAAAAAGTTCCATTACCAT